CGGGCGCGGACCCGCGATCGAAAGGCGGCGGGAAGGACCCCCCGAAGCCTCTATCCGCGACGGCAACAATTGATTGGGCAACAGTCATCCAATCCCGGTGGGGGCTCGGGGGGCATTTCGCCGCGGCGCAAGGCCATGACGATATCGAATATCTCTTTGCGCGCTTTCCAAGCGTCGGGATCATCGCAGCACATGCACGCTTCGAATGATAATGTCGAAAGAAAATTTGCCCACTCAACGGCTCTGATGCTCGCCATATCGATCGTCCTCCATCGCTACTGTTCCCGTCCGCCCCGTGCCATCGCATGGTCGCGCTCGGCGATCGCGCGGAACGTCTCGGCCGGCATGTCGCCATGCTGGAACATGTGGCGCGCCGTCTCGCGTGTCGTGGCGAACGCGCGGGCCATGGCTTCGGGATACGCCGGTTCGGTGGCATAGGGGCGCACGGCGTCAAGGAAGGCTTGGTGTTCGTCCGGCCAGTGTTCAACGAACGCGGCCATGATGATCTGATAGAGCGCGTCGGCGGTCATGGCGTTTCCTCATTCTTCGCAAGCAATGCTTTCGGCGTCCGCCGGCGATGGCCCCACCGCTGTTCGGCGACGCGATGTTGCGCCCATCGTTTCGCCTGATGCACGTCCTCGATCGGGATCGCCAATGCTTCCGCCGCTTCGTGCCGCGGCGCGTGCAACAGGATCATTTCATCGATCGCGCGCCGGGCTTCGGCGCACGTTTCCAACTGCCGGACCACCTTGCGCAGCTTCCAATAGACCCGCGTGCATGCGCCGCGCAGCTCGGCCGGCTCGGGGCTGTATTTCGACGTGGCGCGCAGCAGCTTGATCGCCAAGCAAAGCGCGGCCGGCGAAACCGGCCGATCGCACGTCGGCCATAGGTCCAGCGTGCGCGCCACCGGATCGGATGCGTCGTCAACAGCGGCGAGCAAAGCGGCGAGCCTCGATTCGGGATTGTCCGGCAGCTTGCGCGCCGAGCCGTCAAGCAACTGCGCGATCAGCAAGCCCGCCATGGGGCTTGGCAGCGGTTGCGCGAGCGCCTGTTCCAGCATCCCGATCGCGTCGTTGATTTCATCGCATGTCGGCCGATGCGCGGCGATCGCAAGCGTCGCTTGCAGATACCGCTTGTCCATGCTCGGCGGCGCCGACATGGCGTTGCATCGTGTCAGCACCGATTCCGCGGCAGCGATCGGCGCCACCGCCGTTGCGATCATCACCGCGCCGTCGCCGATCTTGGCGATCGCGCGGGGCGGCAGGCGTTCAATGGTATTCATGGCCGGCCATCCTGCGCGCGGCTTCGGCATAGGACCGCGGCCGTTGCCAATGATCGGGCACGACGTTGCCCCATTGATCGATCGGCGGCGGCCCGCCCGCATGCGGCGGCGGTTCGTCGGTCCAGCAACCGGCGGCGAGCCAATTGGCCGGATGCTTCGTGAACCGCGGATCAAGCCCGGCGCGTTCGGCCGCGTAGCGTTCGGCGCCGGCCACGATCTCGGCGGGGCTCGCCCGCCGGATCGCCCGGTCAAATGCTCGGCGTGCGGCGAGCTGGCCCTTGTGCAACGGGTAGGCGTTCCAGAACGCCGCAAAGTCGGACGCGGGCGGATCATCGATCAGGGGCGCCGCGGTGGCGTCCGGTTGATCCGGCGCGCCTCGATCCCGATCGGCCGCCGGGGGATATATATCTTCCCTAAGATGGTTCTTCTTAAGATGGTTCTCCTTAGCCAGTTGAGGTTTTCTCGCCGAAAACTGAGGTTTTCCGGCCGTCGGTTTTGAGGTTTTTTCCGCCCTCAAAACCTCAGCCGGTTGAGGTTTTAGGACCATCCAATATCGGTTCGAATGGCCCCGGCCTTGGCTTCCCCATTCGACTCTGAGATCGCCCCCGGCTTCCATCCGGCGGATCAGACCGATCACCGTCGCTTCGGATTTGCCGATCGCGTCGCCGAGCGTTTTGCATCCCGGCCAAGCGGCCCCGCCGCATTCTTCGTTGAAATGCTGCGTTGCCAGCTCATAGGCGATCATGAAGGCCGTCGGCGGATAGAAGCCGTCCCGAACGCGCGCCTTCATCTGGTTGAGCCATGCGAAAGTCTGGCGCTTGAATTTGTCGCTGTTCATGACCGGCCTCCCAAGGGGGAAAAATCGAATCCGCCGGCGAGCGGCTTCCCGTTGAGACACGGGACAAGCATCACGCCGCGGCCATCGGCGACCATCGTCAGATGGCCGCGTTCGTGCAGCGCGATGATGCTTTCTAATGCCAGCTTGACCGGAAGGCTGTTGGCTTTGGCGAGTGCTTCGGCAAGATGCCGGCGCACCGCGTCGACCATCTTGCGTTCGTCATCTGACAGCGCGTCATAGCGTGCGCGTGTCAGCGGTGCTTGCGCGTCGCGGCGGCGGCGCGTATGTTGGGCAGGCATAGCAAACCTCCTTTCGGCCCCGTGCTTGGTCTGGCGACTGCCGCGGGGTTTGGGTTGCAAGGGAATCCCCGGTGCCGAAACCGACGGCGCCGGGGATTTCGTTTGTCGGGAAGGGGCGCCGCGCGGCGCGATGCTCGGCGCGGACATGATGCCCGCGAGTTTGGGAAACCGGGGAAAAGCGCAATAGCTTCAAACGCGCCCGATACGGCGGTTTGGGACTCGCGGCACGGAAAAAGCCAACAGCGTCAATAGCTTGACTTTTCCGGCCGGGAACGCCCTCTTCCCGGCTACGCCCGAAAAACCCGAACGTTGTCAACGCTTCCCTCTTCGGTTTGGGAATCGGTTTGGGACTCGGACCCGGCGGCGGTTCGCGTTTTGGCCCGCCGCGCGTGCGCTTGCGCGCCGAGCCGTTTCTTGTCCGCTTGCTTGACGTAGTGCATTGCCTGTTTCCAATCGCGATCGCCCAACAGGGCGGCGATCTCGGGCACGGTGCCTCTATTTTCCGCGGCCTCGCACGCCGCGTCATGCCGCAACCCGTGCGCCCGCAGATCATCATCAAGGCCGGCGGCCTTGCATGCGGCGGCGAAGGTTTCGCCAAACGTGCGTTCGCTCATCGGGCCGCGCTTGCCGAGAAAGAACAGCAATTGATCCGGTATCGCGGCGATCTCGGCGGCCAGCTCCGGGGTGATCGGCGCTTCCACCGTCTCGCCGTTCTTCTTGGCGGTCCAGACAAGGAAACCGTTGTGGATGTTGGCGCGCCCGAACCGGCGCACGTCGGAACGGCCGCGGGCCGCGCTGGCGATCAGGGCTTCAAGCATGCGCCGTTCCGTGCTGCCGCTTGGCCAGCGGGCGCGATAGCCCGCGACGTGCTCGGGCATCCATCGCCGGTGCGGCTTCTGTTCCGGCAACTCGGGATTGCCGATGCGGGCGAACGGATCGATTTGCAGCAACGGCGGCCGTTGTTCGGTGGCCCAACCGATCAGCCGCCGCATGGCTTGTAGCCACCGCAAGCGCGTGATCGGCATCGCGATCTGATCGAGCAAGGCGAGCGCGTCGGCTTCCGTGAGCGCGGCGAACCGGCGCGCACCGTTTGCGGCGGAAAAGCCCTTCAAGACCCCGCGATGCTTGACGCGCGTCGCCGGCGCCAGCTTGGCATAGGACTCGGACGCGAGATATTTGGCGACGATCACGGCGACGGATCGAGGATCGCCGTTGCTGGCGCCATTCTCGCCGCGCAACTTTGCCACCGCTTCCGCATGCTCGGCGGTAAAGGCTTGCGTGCCGAGCGGCGCCTTGATCGGGATGCGCGGCCCGTGCCCGATGCGCGCCGAGTAGTACGGCTTTCCCTTCGCCCATGTGCGATCGAGATAGTCGAACCCTAGTAGGGTTTTGCGCCGGCCCATTCACTTGTCCTTTCGTCTTGTCGCTGATCCGGTTCCGTCTCGCCTTGCGGGCCGCATGTCTCGAATTCGATTCCGTCTTTCGTCACGCGCCCGCGGATTTTCACGCCCGCCTTGCGCGCACATTTGAACAAGCGCGTCGCATCGGCTTCCGTGAATTTGGCGGAACCTTTGCCCATGACGCAACACCGGGCTACGCGCAAGCACCGCTTGCCGACAAAGTTAAGCCACCGTGACGCCGTTCAAGCGCACCGCGACCGTCGGCGCGGTATCGGCGGCAGCGGCAACGGCCGCGCCGATCAGCGCATTGCCAGCGGCCACCGTCGTCACGGTGCCGCCGACGCCTTCCCAATAGAGTTGCTGGCCCGCCGTGATCGCGACGGCCGCCTTGGCCAGCGACCAAACGCCGTCAAGCGTAACCTCGACCGGCGCGCCGTTCTTGGCGTCGTGCTGGCACACGCCGGCGAGCGCGCCGACAACGATGAATTGCCCGGACACCACGTCCGCCGGCGCGGGAAGCGATACCGTTGAGCCGGGCTGTTGAAAATTACGGGCCATATGCCGCCTCCTGTTGTTGCGCGCGCTTGCGCCTGTTGTGCGTTTGGTCAAAGCGAGTGGCCCACCGGACGTTGCCCGGTTCATAGTTGCCATCGTTGTCGGGCCAGCGATCGATTGTCAGTTCGGGCGATGGCTTGCGGCCAACATCTTCAAGAAAGCACGCGAATCCGTGCTTGCCGTTTTCGCCGAAGCGCCAGCGGTCACAGACCGAAATGCCGCGTGCGCCATAGTTGCAATAGTCCTTGCGGCGCGGATCATGGCAGCGGATCAGCATGTTTTTCCACGCCGTGTATTCCGGCCAATGTGCGCCTTGCGGTGCGCCACCGTGCGTATAGCGAAGCGCGTTGACTCCTTTCGCCCTGCGAACATCGTCACGCAAGCAACCACAAGACCGGGTGATGCCTCTGCGAAGCGAGTGCCCTTCAACGACACGAAAATTTCCGCAGTCACAAACGCACAGCCACCGTGCGAGCCTTGCACCGCTAGGACGGACTTTCGATTCCGATTGAGCGATAACAGTGAGCCGACCACACCGCCGGCCCATCATGTTAACGGGCACACCGACCATTAGACCCAACCCTTGTTTGATCTGACGACAACGTTGCGCGGTGGCGCGGTTCCTTCCGCGCGTTGCAACTCGGCTTCCAATTGCGCGATCGTGCGCAAGATTTCGTCATTCGGCTTGTAGGAGACATTGCGCGAGTCGAAAGCGACGCTTGCCACGTCGCCAAGGTTCGCGCGCAACGCGTCGATTTGCGCCTTGATCGCCGCGGTGTCCGTCATGGCGCACCGCCCGGATTCTTCCACGCGCCGCGGAAATCGATCGGGCCGGCGCCAACGTGCCAGTGAACGCGATAGGACGTGCCGAGCCGCGTGAATTCCTGTTCGGTTTCGAACCGCGGCGACTCGAAGCCGGCGAGCGTCAGGAACCGGATCACCGGATAGGTGCCCGGCGCCGCGAACAGATACCATTCGGTCGGCGTCGCCAGCCGCGGTTCCACCGCGACTTGTAGCCGGCCGGCAAAAACGTTCACGTCCTCGACCGTCGGCGGCGTGATCGTCGCCACCAACTTTTCCGACGTGGTTTGCAGCTCGGCGGGAACCAACAGGATCGCCGGCGACAAGCCCAAGGGTTCGGTGCTGTTCGGCGGCGATTGCTTTTGCATCGCCGTGCGGCCTTCCGATAGCGTGGTTTCATCCGGTGGCGCGCCGGCGGCCGTGGTCAGGTTCTTGTGGTCGACGTGAAACAACGCCTTGCCGTCAGCGAGCCCGCTGCCGAGCGCGGCGACGATCAGCTTGGCTTTCAGTTGCGCGGTGGCGAACGCGATATCGCGAATGCTGCGATCGATCCCGGCAAGATCATCGTTGACCAGCACTTGGAACGTGACGCCGATCCTGCGGGCATAGCTGGCGACCATCAACGTTTCGCCTTCTTCGTCCAAGGTGCCCGATGTGATCTCGCCACCTTGGCCGAGCAATTCCAGCGACGGGAACGACGTTAGCCGGGCTTCGGTGATCCGCCGGAAATCCCGCGCCGTGCCGGTGGCGACGATCGCGCTCGCGCCGCTTTGCGCGGCCCGGAACAGCTCGCCGAGCCGCCGGCCCATGTTGTCGCCGAGCACGGTGGGGAAATCGGACGTTGAATGCAGCCCGCCCGGCGAAGCGCGGGTGACGAACGCGGCGCGGTAGATTTCCGCCGGATCGTTGCCGATCGCGAGCCCGCCGGCGCGCAAGCTGTCGCGCGCCATGTCGATCATGCTCCGGTGCATGAACGGCCGTGCGCGTTCGCTCGGCGCCGTGCCGGCCATGCGGCAATAGAGCGCTTCGCCCATGGCCCGCGCGGTGGCGTCCGGCCCGTCGTAGCTTTCGCCGACGGCCGCGCGGATGCGGACACCGCCGCGGGTTAGCAGATCATCAAACAGCGCATTGCGGGCCTGATCGAGCGACGCGCCGTCGTCAATCAAGCCGTCGGTGATATCCACCGGGACGCCGGCCCGGCGGCCTAGCTCGCGGATTTGCCGGTTGATCGCCGCGCGGCCATGCGCGGGCAAGTCGCGCGTGCGCGCGTTCGGATCGGCCGCGACGCCCACAAAGGAAACCTCGCGCGGGCGCCAGCGGGCCGCGGTGCGCGTGCGGCGGCCGTTCGCCTCGCCGTCGCGCCACTCTTGCACGTCGTAGCCGGCGGACAGCCCGGCAATGATGCCGTCGCGGATATCGCCGACGATCGGCGCCAGCTCGGCGCGGGATGACAGGCGAAGCCGGGCAATAAGCTGATCGCCCTCAATCCAAGCATCGTCGACGCGGCCGATGATCGAAGCAACCGAACCTTGCCGGTGCCCGTCCAAGACCGAAGCCCCGCGAAGCGCGGCAAGATCGGCGCCGGCCACGTCCAAGATTTCCAGATACTCGCCGCGGGCATCGCGCCGCGTGACCGGGGTTGCGGTGGCAATGACGGCCTCGATCGTCAGCGCCGCGGCGTCAAACGATCGCGGGCGCACAAGCGCGTCGCGGATTTCCAAGGTGTCGGCGGCATCGCGTGTCAGAAGATCAAGCGGCGACATTGCTAGACTCCACGGTTGTTGCACGCGGCGTGAATCCGTCGGCCGCGATTTCGGCGTCAACGTCCTCGATATCGCGCCCGCGTGCCGAAACAATTTGGGCACGCGATGCGAACCCCGCGTTGACCGCGGCGATATCGGCTTGCGTTTCCTTCCACGGATCGAGCGAAGCCCATTCCGGGAACAGGAACGAAACATCAAAGAAGGACTCGGGCTCGCGATCGAACGTCGGCGCGTTCAAGCGGCCGGACAGGATTTCCAGCGTGACCATGCGATCCCAAGCGGGTTGCAGGAAGCGCGCGACAAGCACGCTCGCGCGGATCGCGCGGCAGCGGCGCTTGAAGTTTTCCAGCCCGACCTTTGCCGAGCTGTAATTGACTTGGCTTAGATCGCCCGTGACCAGCTCGAAAGGAACACCGGCGCCGGCGCAAACCGATCGGGCCAAGTGTGTCAGGAAGCCGTTAAGCCCTTCCATGTCGGTTGTCGGCGACCACGTGATATCTTCGCCGGCGCGCAAGCGGCGCAAGGTGCCGGGCACCCATTGCAATTCCGCATTGATCGCGTCGTCGGTGGCGTGCCCTTCAAGATCGCGGATGAAGCCGGCGACCAAGGCGTTGACCTTGGCTTTCATCACCGCGGCATCTTCGGTGGCGTCCAATTCGAGAATCCGCGTCAGCACCGCGGCAAGCCACGACACACCGCGGATTTGTCCGGGAAAGCGCGGTTCGAACACGTGCGCGATATCTTCCGCGGGCACGCGCACCGCGGCGCCGATCGCGCCGAACAAGGCATCAGGCGACGCCGGCAAAATCCAATAGGCCCGCGGCTCGCCGTTCGGCCCGCGCTCGATCCCGTGATCGATCGTGCCGCCGTCCGGCAACGTTTGCGCCAAGCTGGCGTCAATCTGATTTGCCGGCAGCAATTGAAGGCGCAGCTCGCCGCGATCGGTTGTCAGGAACCGGACGAAACATTCGCCGTCGCCGACAAGCGCGCGGACGATGCGGATCAGAAGCGAACACAAGTCGCCACCTTCAACGTCGGCGCGCCGATAGAACCGGCCCCATGCGGATTCGAGCGCGCGCCGCATGGCGCGGTTCGGATGATTGCTGCGAACCGACGGCCCGTCGCCGATCAGATTGGTTGCCCATGTGCTGGCGATCGCTTCGCCGATCGGCGCGTTGTTCGTCAGATAGGCGGCTTTCTTGGCGAGCGTGTCGCGTGCGGCGAGTGCTTGCCGCGGTGGCGACGCCATGAAGGCCGACGCCGGCCACCGGCCGAAAGGCAAGGCGTCAAAGCCATAGGCTTGCCGCGTGAACAGCGCCCGCGACGCGGCGCGGACGATCGGGCGCATGATCCGGCGCGCAAGGTTCATCGGCGCGCCCTCGACCATGACGCAAATTTGCGTAGTGGAGCGGCGGGCACCGGGGCGCGCCGGGCAAATATAAACGCGCCGTGAGCGCCCGCCGCGATCGCGGCGGCGGAGGTTCTGAAAACACCGCCGCGAATGCCGATCATGCTTTCAGCCTTTCCACAGGGCGCATGTTGTTCTTGCGCGCCCGCGCGACGTGCCTGCGATGCTTCAACGGGCTTCGCTGTTTGAACCGCGCCAGCGCCAGCTTGCGGATTTCTTCGCCCTCCATGATCGCCGCGTTGTATTCGTCGGTGTCGGGCTTGAAGAAAAACGGATCATCGAGGTTGACGCCGACAAGTTGGCCGCGCGCCCGCACGCGAGCGAGCATTTGCGTCACGTTGGTCGTGACCAGCCGGAAGCCGGACAGCCCTTCAAAATCCTTGGCGATCTCGGCGAGCCGGCCGCCGGTGACGATGAATTCCCGCGGCGGCCCGGTGCGCGGCCCGATCGCGCCGACGGCGAAAAAGTAATTCGTGGTTTCGTCCCAATCGGCGCGGCCAACGGCATCAAGCCACACGTCCCAAAACGTCAGCACGATATCGGTGGCGACGCGCCGCGTGAGGCTTTGCGTCATTTCGCTGGCGATCGTCATCGCCACAAGATCGAGCTTAAGAAACCGATCGGGCGCCGACGGCCACGGCACGCCGAACGCCAGCGCGACGTGATCGTGATGTTGCATGACCTTGAACGTGGAGTCGGCGATGCCGCCGCATTTCAGGAATTCGGCCCGCGACAGGAATTGCATGACCTTGCTCCACGTGATGCCGATTTAGTCTCATAAAACGATACGCCGATCCGAAAAATAAAGCAAATTCAATGACTTAGGACATTATGTCCGGGTTCGCGCAAGCATTGCTTGACGCGTCAAGGCGTTGAAAACCGGACGACTTTCGCGTTTGGCCGCATTTTTGCCGCGCGTGCGAAGGGCCAGTGTTGCGCTTTACGATCCGTCAAGCGGCGGTTGCGGTTGCTTGACGCGGGGTGCCCGTGCGAGCGTTTCCGCGGGGCGCACGAAAAAGGACCGCGCCATGGCCCGCGCGAGCACCGACGACGATCACGCAATGGCCGGCGAATTCATCACGATCACCGCGCAGCACGTGCGCGAGCGGGAAGGCAAGCAAGCCGCGATCACCTTCCTTGAAGGCGCGCTATGCGCCGCGGCCTCGATCTTGGCCCGCGAGCGCGGCGAAGCCGCGGTGATCGAGCTGATCGGCGTCGCGATCGTCGGCGCACGCCGCGCGTGATCGCCGGATCGCCGAAGAAATCCGCAAGGTGCCGAAGGGGCGCGGTCCCGGTGGCCGCAAGGGTAATCGTGCAAATACCGCGGACGGTAAAAGCACTGGCCGCGGCGCGCTCGGCATCCCCGGCAGCTCGCGCGCGCGGCTCGGCGATCCGCCGGCTCACGGCCCGCGCCCGCGTGGCCCGTATATCCAAGGCGAGTAGATCACGCTTGGCGCCGGCGCCGGCGGCGTCGGGCTTTCCAGCTCTTTCGCGCGTGCCTCGAAATTCAGCGTGAGCCCGGCGCGCGCCGCGTGGGCATAGACCAAACAATCCAACGCTTCCGCCGCATAGCCGGGCTTGCGTTCGAACCGCACCACGGGCTTGCCGCGCGACATGCGGACCATGCGGCGTTCGGACGTGAGCTGTTCGAAATATTCGCCGGGAAGCGTGTTGCTGAACCGGATCGAGCCGCCCTTGGCCAGCTTGTCGAACAGCCGCGCCTTGATGCTATCGGCCCCGACGATGAACAGCGGTTTTCCCCTTTTCAGCTTGGCCCGCACGATCGCCGCGCGCGCAAAGCCGGACGCGCCCTTGATCGCGAACACCTTGCGGCCAAGCCGCGGGGCGCAAAACGCGGACACGATATCGACCATGCCGCCGTCGCCCGCGTCGATCGCCGCGGCGTCGATCTTGACTTGCCCGCCGGCCGGATGCGGCCACCGCATGCGCAAAAGGTGATCCAGCTCGCGCCAAACCTCGCCGTCGGGATCGTCCGTCGTGCCCCATAGGACGTGATGCGCCAGCACGTAGCACGCGCCGTCTTTCGCCCAACCGGCCACCGTGGCTTCAAGCCGATCGTGTTGCACGTCGACGCCGGCCGTGAGCGCCAGCACCGCGGCCGGACAACTCTCTAGCGAAAACGGTTCGCAACGCGCGGCCAAGTCGGCGTCGTCAAGATCGTCGCCGCCGTCGGCCCGCCACGGCTCGCCGAGCACCGTGTTGACGAAAACCCGCAACGTCGTCGGATCGTCCTTGGCCAACAGAAACTCGGCCGCCAATTTCGGCCACGCGGCGGCCGGCAGAAGCGACGCCAGCGCGCTGATCCTGAAACCCCGGTGTCCGGTGGCCCCCGGACGCAAGGCGCGCCAGCGGCCGTTTCTGGCCATTGGCGCCCTATGCGCTTCGCCGACCAGCTCGTGGCAGTTTGGACACCGCCACGCGGCCAGCTCGGGGCGACCGTCCGGCCATTCGATCGCTTCCCATCGCAGCTCGGCGAACGCGCCGCAACACGGGCAGGGAACCTCCCAAATCTCTTGCGACGATTGCGCGTAAAGCCGGGCAATGTGCGACGTGTCGTTATCGAGCGGAGTCGAGCCGCACACGATCCGCCGGTTCGCAAAGGCGAGCGTCCGCTTTTCCGCCAAGCTGATCGGATCGCCTTCCGCCGAAGCCTCGATCGCGTCCGCTTCGTCGACCAACAGCACGCGCGCGCTATGCCGGCGAAGATTCCGCGGCGCCTTGCCGGCGACCACCTTCAACGATCCGCCCTTGAACAGCCGGTGGGTGATCGTGTTGCGGTTGATCCGATCCCCGCCT